GGGAGGTCATCGGTGACCGCCGCGGCATCGCTGGCTTCGTGTTCAAGGGGGATGACGGCAAACCTGTCGGCCGCCTAGACAAGGTGATGCGGAATACCAGGATCGTGGGCGCCACACCGCATGACTTGAGGCGCACTCACGGCACGACGGTGACGCGCCTCCTCGGGTTCGGCGGCCGCGACGCGATGAACCGCATCCAGAACCACGTCGACGGCGGCATCGCCGACACGTACGACTGGTGGCAATACTTCGATGAGACCAAGCAGGTCATGGAGGCGGTGGCGGATCACATCACGGCGCTGGCGCGCGGGCAAGGGAGCGGTGTGGTAGAATTGCACCACAGTGTCAAAAAAGTTCCATCTTAATCGATGGTGACGAGTTTAGGTTCCTGGCAAGCTGAGCAGTTGTAGAGCCACCTGATGCCTGTTGGTTCTGAAGAGTAGACTGCTGCGGTTGGTGTGGCGGTTTCGACTAAGCCTGAACCACAGTGGCAAGCGTGGAAAGATAGGTCCTGGATGGATCTGACCCCTGGGTAGATGGCGGCGACCTGGCGGCTGATTGTCTGGCGGGTGGCGATGTTGATGACTTTTCCCATAGTAGGGTCTCCTTTCATTTGTGGTCGGAGTGTACCAAGCCAATGGCGTTGAAAAAATTTGTTCAATAGTGGTTTCATTTTCAAACGACCTCCATTACATGTGGTGGCACCCTGGGAATGCGTGGCCGGACTTCGATAACCCGGGGCCATAAGACCTCCCTATAACCGTGCGGCCTGGACGGGGGTCTCCGCAAACACAGCGCGGAGGCTCCTTGCGAATTTATTTCCTCGGCCCTCCGCATATCAGGAGGGCCAGCATGGCCAAGAAGCCGAAGCGACTTCTATCCCGCGAGCAGATCCTCGACCGGGTCCCGGTCAGCTATCCGACGGTACTGAAGTTGGTGAGGGCGGGCGACTTCCCCGCGCCGCGCATGGTCGGCTCACGGCCGATGTGGGTCGAGGACGAGGTCGACGAGTTCATTGCGAACCTGCCGGCGCGAGGTGCGGCGTGACGACGCCGGACGAAGAAATTGTAGGTCCGACCTACTGTAGGTCCGACCTACAGTTGTCCCGATCAACTCCAGCTCAGTCTAATGCGCCGGAGAGCGAGGCGCTGACGCTCGAGGCTGTCCAGGTCTTCGAGGACGCCCGGCAAGCCGTCACGCGCCTCCGGAAGACGTTCGACGAGTGGGTCAAGATCGGCAAGGCGGTGGTGCTCGCGCGCGAGATTGCCGACAGGCGAGGCGGCGGCCGGACGTTCATGCGGATCATCGAGCAGCAGGGGCTCGGCAGCGTCGTCCCCAAGCAGACTGCGACCCACCTGCTGCGCGTGATGGAGCGGATCAACGAAGTCTTGGTCTGGCACGGTACACTGACCGAGAAGCAGCAGATCGACTGGGCGTCACCGAAGACGGTCCTCCGGCGCTGCCCGACCTTCCGCAACCCGCCGCCCGCGAGCGGCGAGGTGCGGCGGATGACGCCGGCAGAGCGAGACCGTCAAGCGCTAGCCGCCGCGCTCGAACGAGTCGCCGACCTGGAGCGCCAGCTCAGCCAGCGGCAGGACGGTGACACGTTCGACTACAGGACGACGCCGGCAAAGCAGATCGCGAAGACGGTAATTGGCAATCTCCAACCTTACCCCGGCAAGGGGAGGGACTTCCTGCGCGAGGCCCAAGCAGAACTCGAACGGCTTAGGGCGGAAGCGAGACGGCGACGATGACGAAGATCGGCGACATGCGCGCGAGGGTACTCGAGGTGATAGAGGAGCACGAGCGCGACGGCGCGGTGCCGACGTCGATCCGGTTCGTCTACTACGAGCTAATCATGCGCGGCGCAGTGAGGAAGGACGACCCTGACGGTGCTCGCTACGTGTCAGCCGCGGCCACCGACCTGCGCGAGAGCGGCGAGGTCCCGTGGGATTGGATCGTCGACGAGACGCGGAGCCTGGAGGCCTACACCGGATCAAGGTCTGTGCACGAGGGCACCGTCGACGCGCTGGCGAACGTAGTACTCGACCCGTGGCGAGGTAAACCGCCCATGGTCATCACTGAGAGCCGCAGCTTAGCCGGCGTCTTGCGCAGGACCGTGAGCGACTACCGCGCCCTTGTCGCGTCCGTGAACGGCGGCTGCGCCGGCTTCTTGCACACCGACCTGATCCCGGCGCTGGGCGACGACGCGCGCGTCCTCTACCTCGGCGACCTGGACTTAGCCGGCGGCGACATAGAGGCCAACGTCCGCAACGTCGTCGAGGACGAAGTCGGCTCCATTGAGTGGGAGCGGCTGGCGCTAACGCGAGAGCAAGTCGAGCAGTACGGCTTGCCGAGCGTCGTGAAGCGCGACAAGCGGTTCAAGGGCAACAACGGCGTCCACGAGGCCTGGGAGTGCGAGGCGATCAGTCAGCGCATCCTGGTCGACACGCTGCGGACGCGACTTGAGGCGCTGCTGCCCGAGCCACTGGATCGTGTCCATGGACGTGAATTGCGGCAGCGGCGGAAGGTCGCCGCGATGCTGAGAGGAGAGACACTGTGATGAGCTACAAGGACATCACGACGCGCCTCGGCGCGAAGCTGCGCGCGCGGAAGGAGCGCGGCGAGGAGATAGCCAAGTTCACCGACGCGCAGCTCGACGCACAGTTGTTAGAAGCGCGGCGGGCGTACCGCATGTCCCCGACCTCCGGCATCGCGGAGTGGGTCGAGGCGCTGCAGGCGGAGAGGGCACGGAGGTCAGGCGCGTGAAGCGCCGGCGAGGAAAGGTTTTCCAACTAGTGGAAATGGAGTATAGTGCTCTCACCTGATCCGCTTTGAACAAAGCACGCCGGCAGGCGTCAAGAAACTCAGGGACCACGGATTAGTTTTTAGTCTGGCCCGGACGTCCCGAAGGGCAGGCCCACCCCATCCGTCAGTGGCGCGATAGGACGACAGGCTCCGACGACCCTCACTAGGTCGTCGGGAGCCTTTTTTGTCCTTAGGAGGCGCCATGGCACAGAAAAAAGAAGGACCCGACAGCGGCAGCTGCGGGTCCAAAGGAGAAGTATCTGGTCTTAGGGACCAACCTTCTCCTACTCCATCCGCTCAGCGTAGTAAACCTGAGACCCACAACGGTGACCTAGCCAACCTCGCCCCCGGCCTAGCGTCAGCAGTCGCGCACCTGCCCATCTTCACCTTGTGGAGGTGGGCGTGGGTTGAGGCAGACAGCAAGTGGAGTAAGCCGCCGTTCAAGGCACGCAGCCCGAACTCCCTCGCCAGCCACACAGCGCCGTCGACGTGGGCGCCGTACCAGGTCGCCCTCGCGGCGTACCAGCTCGGCCAGGCCGACGGAATAAACGTCGCCTTGACGGGCAACGCGGCCCCTCACGTCATCGCGTTCGACTTAGACAAGTGCCGCAACTCGAAAGGCGAGCTCAAGGCGTGGGCCATGCACATCATCGCCAGGGCTCATGAGCTCAAGGCCTACGTCGAAGTCTCGGCCGGTGGTGCCGGCTACCACATCTTCGGCTTGAGCGGCCGCCCGCCAGTCCGGAAGGAGAAGTACCCCGTGCCGGGCGGTGTCCCCGGGGAAGGCGTCGAAGTCTTCCACCAGTCGAACGGCCACTTCCTCAGCATCACGGGCAACCAGCTAGGTGAGTGCTCCGACCCGCTGCCTGACCTCACGAAGTTCTTCGACGAAGTCGTCGAGAGATTAGGGGCCGGGGTGTCCTTAAGGAGCGCGCGAGTGAGGGCGACGGGGAACGACACCTCGCCGAGCGGTGTGTTTCACAGTTTCGTCTGGTCAAGGGCTAGCCGCGGCCGCACCTTCGATGAGATCGTAGAGGACGTCAGAGAGCATCCCGACAACATCGGTGAGAGATACGAAGAGCAAGACCGGCTGGAGGAGGAGGTCAAGCGGAGCTACGACAAGTGGCGGCGCGACTCCGCCCCGGGGGGAGTCGCCGCAGGCTTGCCCGTCATCAGGGTCGCGGGCGGCCAGATCGCCAACATCATCGACGCGGCGGAGGACGCGCTGGTGGATGCAGGTGTGCCGATGTTCGTCCGCGCCGGAAGCCTCGTCTTCCCTACGATCACAGAGTACCCCGCAGCCGATGACACCAGGACGATAGCGGTGGTGCTCAAGGCAGCGCACACCGAGAACGTCGTCTACGAGCTCAACCGGTGCGCCACCTTCATCAAGTACGACGCTAGGAGCAGGAGCTGGGTCGCCGTCGACCCGCCGGACAAGGTGGCGCAAGGACTGCTCCACAAGGGACAGTGGAAGCTGCCTAAGGTCGTAGGCGTCACGACAGTCCCGACGATGCGGCCGGACGGCACCACCTTAGACACACCGGGGTACGACGAAGCGACGCAGCTCTGGTACGAGCCAGACCCTTACCTCCACGTGCCGCGGATCGGAGAGACCAAGGAGGAGGCGCAGGCAGCGCTGGAGAAGCTCGACGGATTACTCCCGGGCTTCCCGTTCGTGGCTCCACTGGACTGCTCAGTCGCGCTAGCCGCACTCATCGGACCAGTCGTGCACGGCGCGTTCGACGTCGGACCAGGTTGCCACACGAGAGCTCACGAGGTAGCGCAGGGTAAGAGCTACCTAGCGAACCTCATAGCGGCGATCCTCACAGGGAAGCCCTGCCCCGTGGCGCCGTACGTCGAGGACGAGCGCGAGGTCGAGAAGACGCTTGACGCGCTCATCTTGGCGGGGGTGCCGATCGTCTCCATCGACAACTGCACCCACGACGTCGGCGGCGCGCGCCTGTGCCAGATGGTAGAGCAGCAGGTCGTGTTCGTCCGCATCTTGGGCAAGTCGGAGGTCCCACCGTGCGAGTGGAGGGGGGCGCTCCTCACGAACGGCAACAACGTCGACGTGGTTGGTGACTACACGCGGAGGAGCCTGCAGATCAACTTGGACGCCGGCGTCGAGAGCGACCAAGTCCACCTCCGCAAGTTCAAGTTCGACCCGATCAAGACTGTCCTCAAGGACCGCGGTGCATACGTCGCCGCCGCGCTCACCGTGGCGCGCGCCTTCCGCGTGTCTGGGGTTCACGTCGAGTGTGACCCCGTCGCCAGCTATGGCCAGTGGTCCAGGGCAGTCCGCGAGCCGCTCATCTGGCTCGGCAGGGAAGACGTGGTGAAGAGCATCAACCTCACTCGGCAAGAAGACCCGGCCCGCGCGGAGACCCGCAGCCTCTACGACCAGTGGCAGGAGTGCTTCGGCTTCGGAGTGCCGCGCACCACCGCTGACCTCGTCGAGAAGGCGGGAGACCTGGAAGAGGTGGGGGACGGCTCTAGGCGCCTCGCCCACCCGCAGCTTTTGGAACTGCTCTCAACCAGATTGGATAGGAGGGGGAGCATCGACGCCCGGTCAGTCGGCCACTGGCTCCGCTCCGTCGAGGGGCAGGTCCACGGCGGAAGGAAGCTCACCAGAGTAGCGGCTCGGGCCACGGGGGGTGGGGTCAAGTACATCCTCACGGAGGTCAAATCACAGGTGGGATAAGTGGAATAGGTGGGATCTCCACGGTCATCACATGGAGAGTGTCGACTGACAGTTCATACATAGCGGCTACAGCGATCCCACCTATTCAACCTAACCCACCTAAGCCCTTGGACCTCCGGTGGCCGCCGGCACAGGTCACAAGGAGATGCCCTGTAATGCACTGCTGCCCTAGCAGTCTTGGACTGGGGGGTCTTGATCGTCTTGGTCGTCTTGATTTCCTACTGCACGCAGGAAAATCATTCTCGGCACCAACTCCCGTGCATTCTTCGACCCGTAAGCCATTGATAGCATTAGGTTTCCTGCGGTTCCGGCCGGAGAAAATTATGCCAAAAAAACGAGTTTTGTAGAATGCGGCCGCAGCCGCGGCCCGCGAGATTTGGTCCGCGGCAGAAATTCTCCGTCCCCCCCGCCTTAAAACCGTAATAAGATCAATGGCTTACGGAGGGGTCCGGAGTGGTGGGGCAGCCTGTCGCATGCTAAGTGGAGGCGCTCCTGGTCACAGGCGGTGACCGCAGAGACAGATATTCTACCAGGAGCGGCGGCTCTTGCTGGTCCGCTGAGCAATCGGCTCCTTGTTCGGGTTGGTGCATCAGCCATGGCGGGGCATCGGCGGCTGTGACCACGGTGGCCGCGCTACAGCGCGCCGGATCACCTGCTCCGTGTGATCCACCCCAGCAGCCTGATTGGCGCGATGCACGGGCACCGCAGGCATGACAGCGGTACCAGCATTAGGGTCTGAACGCGACTCAGGTGCACCATGTGGTACAGTTCCAACATCGTGCCACTGAGCAGGCAGGCAGCGTACCAGAGGCGGAGGCGCAACGGCCTCAAGCGCATCCGGGTGACAGTTGACCCACAGGAGGTCCGTGAGCTGCTCCGCGCCTGCGGCCTGACTCCGACCAGCGACGAGGCCTTGGCCACCGGCCTGCAGATGGTCGTGGAGATGTTCAGCTCCGGTGAGCTGAGCGTCCGTGTGGACGATGTAGACGGGCAGCGGAGGCGCCTTTGGTAACATCAGCGCTGTTACCGTGAGACTGACCTCACGCGCCCGGTCGAAGTTACCTGCCGCGTCAGCTCCGACCGGGCACCTCTCTCCGGAGCTCAACCTATGGCAGACGACCGCGGCAAGGTGCTGAAGACGGCACGACCTGCGACGTACCTGTTCCGGATCGCAGCTGCTCACGTGCACGCCTGCGTCAGGAACTCGACACCAGAGAGCGCAGCCCGCGCGCTGTTCGACGACACGGCGACGAACTTAGTCCTGCGTGCTGCGTCGGCGCCCGCGACTACGACGACGACGGGTTGGGCGGCAGAGTTAGCACGACTGTCTATAACTGACACAGTCGCCGCCATCGCATCCCTCAGCGCCGCCGCAGACGTGATCAACCGCGGTACGATGGTAGGGTTCAACGGCTTCGCGAGCATCCGCATCCCGGGGCGCATCTTCACCGCGAACTATGCTGACGCAGGCCAGTGGGTCGCGGAGGGGAGTCCGATCCCGGTCAGGCAGCTGAACTTCACGTCGGGGGTAACCCTCCAGCCCCACAAAGTTGCGGTCATAATTCCGTTCTCTCGTGAGATGGCGGAGGCCAGTGCCATCGAGCAGATGAGCAGGTCCATGGTGTCAGAGGCCGTGGGCCTGGCATTGGACGCGGCGATGTTCAGCAACTTTGCTGGCGACGCGACCCGGCCGCCCGGTCTGCTGGCGAACGCGAACATCGACAGCATCGCGGCGATTGCGGGCGGCGGCTCCAACGCGGTGCTCGGCGACATAGGCAACCTGTTCGACTCCCTGTCCAAGTACTTCGCCGGCAAGTCTGTCGTCTTCATCGCCGCCCCGCGCTTGGCCTCGACGCTGAAGCTGACTGCTGGACCACACTGGGATTATCCGGTCATCAGCTCCGCCGCACTTGAGGCGACGAAGACGCTGGTCGCGCTGGAGCTGGCGTCGTTCGTATCAGCGTTCGGCTTCACACCGGAGTTCGACGTCACCACGGGCACGACGCTGCACTACGAGGACACCAGCCCGCAGAACATCACCGGCGGGACGCCGTCGCCCGCCGTGCCGGTGCGGAGCTTGTATCAGACGGACGCGATAGCACTCCGCATGGTGCTGCGCTGCAGCTTCGGCGTCCGCGCTGCGGGCCACGTCCAAGTCGTGAACGGATGCACGTGGTGATGGACGTAGACGACTACCTCCGCAACTTAGCTGACCGCATGGAGCGGGGTGAGGACTGCAGGCGCGATGCTGCCTACCTGCGCCACATGGCGGACGGGTTCGAGGCCGGCGTAGCGCTGCTTGATGAGTTCTTGAGGCGGGAGGCAGACCCCAATTCCGAGAGGCGGAAGCTGCAGTGACACCAGAAGAGCGCTTGGAGCTGATCGACAAGTTGCAGCGCGACAACGTGGAGAGCGAAACTCACATCGAAGACCGCCAGCGCGCCCGTGAAGCTGATCCGCTCGCCTACGATGACCACCTGCGCGAAGAGAGCCTCGTGACGAAGCATGCCGCTGACGACGAGGTCCTGTACCGCCGGTATGAGCCTCCGCCTGCGACGCCCGAGTACGTCGACAAGGACTTCCTGACAGCTGCGCTAGGAGAGGTCATCGTCCTGATGCACAGGGAGCGCACCGCCGAGGTCAGGCGCCTCAAGACCGAGCTGGCAGAGCTGCGCGGCAAGCTCAACGGCGTGCTCACGATGCTCGGGCAGAGCAAGGAGTTCAAGTCCGCCGCCGTCGTGGACCTGCCGAACTGGAGGGAGAGGAATGCAAGTTGACGACGACACCGAGGCGCCGCCGCTGGTGCCCGATCCGGTGCAGATGGTCACCGACTTGCGCCGCGACATCGACGCCTTGGTCCGCAACATCGACAACAAGTTGGTCGCCTTGTCCCGCGACATCGTTCGGCTCGACAACGCGGTCAGCAACGACGGCGACCCGGTCAAGCTACCGACGATTGAGGTACTCCAATGCGTAGCAGACGCTGTGTCCTGTACTCTCCGGCGTACGTTGCTAGCGCCCTCCGCGCCGCCCGCGCCGACTTGCGCACCCAGCACTCCGCGCACTTGTCTCAGCTGGCAGAGCTCCGGAGAGAGATCGAGACCATGAGGGCTGAGCTCGACCACCTGCGGGAGCTGCGCGCCGTGACGCAGGCCAGGATGGAAGCCGAAGCGAACCTCCGCGACCTCTACAGGCAACGAGAGATCCAGAGGGCGCAGGCCGCTGAGCGTGACCCAACGCGGATGTACTTGAATTGACGGAGGTGGTGGACATGGCGACCGGGAGGCGCGGCAGGAAGGTCGACTTCATCTTCGCGGACGTCCCGGGCCGAGGTCGCCCCGATCCTCCTGACGACATGCCCGAGGACCAGGCGAAGGTCTGGCGCGAGGTCGTGTCGGCGATGCCGTCGAAGTGGTTCACGACGCCGCACATCCTGCAGCATTACTGCCGCATGGTCTGCAAGGTCGCTGCGACCGACGACGTCGACGACTTAGCGAAGCTGAGCGCGACGATGCTGAGCTTCGCCACGCGCCTCCGCTTGACGCCGCAGAGCTCGAAGCATCCGTTCACGGCTGAGGCCGAGGTCAGGAACACACCCCGGTCCCGCCCGTGGGAGGACGAATGAGCCCTCCGCTCGGCTGAGGCATCTAGCCCGAGCGGGAGGCCAGGGGCGCGCGGACTTCCGGCTGCGCGCCCTTCTCTTGTGCATGGGTCAGATTGAAGACGTCGAATTAGAAATAAGAAGAGCGGGTGGATCGAGGACCCACCCGCCCCTCCTCTTGCGTGGTCGCGGCTTATGACTGCGCCGATTTGTCCTTCCGGCGGTCTATCCCGGCCGCTAGGCACAGGACAGTCCTCTCGATGTACTGGCGCGCCTCGTCGCCCAGCTTGAAGTGCGTCAGCATGGCGGCGAAGTTGAAGATCGCGACGGCGGCCTCGTCGCGTGCACCAACGTCCTCTGCGCCGTCGTAGATGGCCTCGAGGATCTTGGTGATGACTTCCCGATTCATGCTGCCTCCTTCCACGCCAGGTACTTCGCCCAGATCGACTTCATCGCCGTGCTGCCGTACGGCACAGCAGACACCGGCAGCGGGCCGCGCCACTCCATCACGCCGAAATAACTGTGTTAGATGTCGGAAGTCCAGTTCCCGGATCGTCGTCCGCATAGCTTTCAGCGTTGCCGACTTGAGGAAAGCGCCGAAGGACCTGTCGGCGGCGGACTTGTCGCCACTGATGCTTATGATGCGTGTTTCCATGCTGATATTTCTCCGTGTGT